ATCGATAATCGTACTACATATATTTTTCATAAATTCCACTTGCCAAGTACTCTCCTTATTTATACGGGGTGGTTGAAATGTTGGATCTAAAATTTTAATTGCGTGTACNATACGGATGTAGGTTTCGTCAGAGTGTTCGTATACGAGGATATTTTCCATCATTAGCTCGGACATCCTCTGTAGAACCTCGACCGTCTTAGAAACCATCGTATCCAAAAACTTGTCGTAGCGAATAGAATTTGTATTAGATTGTAGGGATACCCAATCAGCGATGGGCTCGGTGTTTAGATAATCTGTGAACGTTACATACCCATGTGAAGATTTTACATAACGTTTGTACTGTATTTCAACGTACGAAAGGTCAGTCTCTATATCATGAATGTGTCTAGCGTTCTTGATAAATGAGGTCATTTAATTTAAAGATGTTTATTGTCTTTAAACACCTAAGTGGTTAAATACTTTACAGAAAGTATGTTCTCTTCAATCGCAAACGATAGTTTTTCCTATCTCCTCACCATAGATAATTTCAGAAATGAAATTGTGGAGGAGTATAAACCCTCGTGGTTGAAAATCACTACAATCACGATGGTTTCAAGTTTTGTACAAGATATTGACATTAAAACATTGCGCGAAACTTTTCAACGAATTGGTACGTATAAACTGAAGAGGCAGGGATCGAAGATGGAGGGCTTTGAATGGAAGTTGAAACCGACCACATTTTACAATCAGGTTACACTCACCTACCACGACACCTACAGTACCAAATCTGTAAAGGTTTTTCCAAATGGGAGTATCCAAGTTGCTGGGTGCTGTGATCTCTTTGATTGTAAAAGAATTATTACACAGTTGTCCCACATTTTCAAAACCTTTTTGGGTATGTCAAACACTATCCCCGTGGAATCTTTCAGGGTCGTGATGATCAATTCAAACTTCAGTTTGAACTATAACATCAATCTCATAGAGGTTTCTAATTGGTTTGAAGAGTATAATGACATTTTCAAAGTATCATTTGAACCAGACCGATATTCGGCGGTCAAAATCAAATTCAAACCTTCCCAAGAGATGAAGGAAATTACGTGTAGTATATTCAGTACAGGGAAGATTATAATTACAGGGGCGGAGACCCTAAAGGAGATTGCATTTGGATACAACATAATTAACCAGCATATAAATGAAAATTCAAAAATTAGGGTTTCTCCAACTGTTGAGACGGATGTATTTGACATTTTCTTGGGGTACAGGTGTGACCCATTTGTGAGGTTACTGAGAGAGAAGGGGTTTAATTCTTGGATGAGAACAATAACGAATAGACAAATTAATTTCTAGGTGTATTTTAATAAAAGATGTCTCAACGACTTGGCATGGCCGATGGTCGATGCTTCACAATAAACACGTCAGCCCAACTCCTCAACAACTATGTGATGAAACAAAACAACATCTCATTCGAGGATAATTATTCTTACAGGCAACTCCTCCAAAAGTCTGGACCAGAGATGCTCACCAAAATTCAAGATGAACAGGGAAAGAAGAACTGCAATGACTGCAACAAACCACTGATCAACGCATCGAAAATTTACTAACTGAGCTAAATTTAGAAAAAAACTTTAAACTCATACTGTAGAATGTCAACATGCTCCATATGTCTGAATGAAGTCAAGTCGACTCGGGCAAATCCCCCGACGCGCTGCGGACATATGTTTCATTCCCACTGTCTACAGGGATGGAAAAATAAAGGTAAAAATACATGCCCGGTATGTAGAAAAGTGTTTGATGCCTCACAGTTTAAAATTACAGTCACAGTACAGAACAATCATACAGCAGTGTCAAATACTGTGTCATTGAATGAAAATACCACGATGGAAGTTGTAGATCTTTTTGACCTATCTTTCGATGGTGTCGAAAATTTAATGGATTTGGATAGCATTCTATCGGACCTTGGGATGAGTCTTTCCGACTTTGATTCCGGAATTTTTGACACAGAATGAACTACAGTACTTCTCGTAGTTCAACCCAGGATAGTTCTTGGAAGCTTTGCGGGGATCTTTGATTACCTTACCCTTTGCATCAGTCAGAAGTGGACCCGTAGCCCAACCACGCTTGTGACTGAATACATTTGCTTTGAATACAATACGCTTACCCACTTTAAATTTACCAGCCCTCTTCACCCTCGATTCTGGGATGTTGAAGAATTTAGCCACGGACTTTACAGTATCACCCGGTTTTATCTTGTATTCCACAACCCCGTGTTGTTTGTAAAAGTGAAAATCACCTTGACGAATGTAATTTGTGGGCCTCCCAGGTGAAACAAACATCATAACCTTGTAGTACCCCTTCTTACACTTCGTGTCACCATTAACTTTGTAGACCTTTTTGGGGTTATCCGAAATAACGCGTTTCGGTAAATCTGTACAGTGAGTATAATTATGGTTTCCGTTGGATAACCCAGATCTATCCCCTGGTATAGATTTCTGCCAACGGTAGGCTTCATAGTCACCGACAGCATAGGCGTAGCAGTTGTTATTTCCCACACCCTTCGCGGTACCCCAACGACGGGTTGTGAAAGTAGGTTCAGACCCACTTAATGGCACCGTCATTTATATTCAGGGTAGAAAAAAATATAGACTATTAATAAATGATTCAAGAAGTCTCCAAATCTAAGACGCGATCCGAGGTAGTCACAGAACTTTTAGTGTTTGTGCTCACCGTCCTCATTAGTACTTCTTTCTCCGCATAGCCTGGAACCGCTCACTCGTGAAGCATATCTCGGTGCTCAGACCAATTAAAACAATGGGCGATGCACTAGTTCTCGCACTTTCCATTCAAGTTCTCCGTGGTTTATAATTTCAATCACTTCATTCAGCAGTACACCTGCTTACGAATTCACCCACCCGTGGTTTCGTAAATAGCATTTTATTGTTGGTAAATGTTAAATGTCCTCAACCGTCTTTACTATTGGAACTAAGAATGTCACGCTCAAATACACCAGGAAAATGCCACGTGGTGAAGTTGAACGGATGAAATCATTCATGACTAAGGGTGGGGTGAAGCTCCTAAAGACCCCAAAGTTTAAGATACTTTCTCAGGTTGATGAGGGCACTACGCGCACATTCAAGATCATACTTTAATCATCTCTGTCTGCGGGGGATTAGCTTGGGGGGTGCGACTTCCCGTTGTTTTTTCATAACAGCCACCGCCCTCGCATATGCAGCCGCCTTATTGATTGGTGTCTTAGATTTCTTTTTCGGAACAATCTGGGGTCGCACAAATTTTCGCGGCTTTGGTAGGGGTAAAGCCTTGGTTTCACCAGTGAGGAAGGGTTTAGATAAAATCTTTTCAAACCCTGGTAGGTAAAAGGTGTGAGCGATATTTTTACGGTCGGTGCCAATCAATCTAAATTTTTTGAGAACCGTACTTTTGGCACCCAAATACATGGGTGGTAGGAGGGAGTTAATAAAATTCTTCACTTCTGGGTTTTTCGATCGTGTGGTCATACCGTAAAGGCTGTTTAAGAAAAGGTGTACATCGTATAGTTTGTGAGAGTTTCTCGAAATTCCAATGTTTTTGAAGTAGTTGTCGTTTATCAAAGGGTTTTTTATACGAGGGAAGAGTGAAAATCCAAAATCAATCATCACGGCCTCGATACCACCATTCGAAATTGTATACGTTTTATTGTTTAGCTCAACTTTGATATTCTTTTCGGGTACCTTTTTTATCAAAATGTTGCCTCCATGAAGATCGTGGTGTCTGAATTTTGGATATTTTCTATGGATCCTGTAGAGATTGTAAATAATTTGAACTATAAGAGACTTTTGTTGTTCTAATGTTGGGTTGGTATTCCACCAGTTTCTTAATTCTACACCATCAATATACTCCATATAGATGATGAGTTTATCAGCACACTTCTTGTATATGTAATTTTCTGGAACACCGAAGCCCTTCAACTTTTTCGCAATGGTGAATTCCATCCGAGCTGGATTTTGTTTGATATAGTTCTGCAATTCAGCTAGGGTTACATTATTTTCGGGTAACTTAATTTCCTTGTAGGCTACATATCTCTTACCTTCTCCATTCACGTTCCCCTTGAATACATTTCCATACTCCCCAGATCCAACCTTTTTGGTTGAAGGTAAATAACTTCGAGGTGAACACCCCTTTTTCCCCCGAAGAATCTTTATGAGATTTTTCTCTATGTTGGACATTCTTACTTATTCGTAAGAAGTTTTTTCTTCTTACCAATAGGGACTGGATTTTTTTATTTTTTTTGAAAGGGAATCTTACGCGTCAACCTCCTCATCAACCTCCTCCTCGTCAACCTCCTCCTCGGGGCCTGGGAGGTCGAGGCCCTGGAAGGCGAAGGACGGAAGCTTCGTAGACTGCTCCAAGAGGCATTGGTTGAGCCTCATGGTCACACCGAACTTGTTATCGATGAACCAGATGCTGCTGAGGTCGATGATACACATAACCTTCTGACCCTTCTCGATGGCGTCGACCGTCGTAGGCTCACGCTGCATAGTGTAGGCCTCCGGGACAAAGGTGCCATCGGGTTTGGTCGTAATCTTCAGCTTCATGGTAGAGGGGGACTGCTCCTTACC